TTCCACTCGAACTCTTCTGATAGCGTTCCACAATGATCACACGCCAAGTAGTACTTACCTGTGTCCTCGTCTGCGTGGAACTTATCCCATGACGGATACACATATTCGCCACACGCTGGGCACTTTATGTGCCATACCTCTTGCGTACCTCCTAGATACAATTTCTCTATCCGGCTGGTACCTTTGGCCAATGGCGTGGATGCGTACACGTGCTTTCGATTATAGAACGTATTAGTACGCTTTTCTGCCAGGCTCAATGGGTCGCCTTCCGTGCCTGCTGATGCTGGATAGCGGTCAATTTCGTCCGCCAGTAACACACGAATTGGCCTAGATGCCAAATCTGCCGGGGCATTCGCCCCTACTAATGTTAGGTAACCGCCAGGAAAGGTCTTATTCAATACCGTATTGCCACTGTCCCGAGATTTTACATCGGCCATTTTATCGTTCAGTACTTTCGTGTCACGAATAAAGGGAGCAATACGAGTTTTGGAAAACTCTTTAGCTATGTCTTTTGTAGGCTGCATGAACATAATTGGTGATGGAAAGTAGTCAATAAAATAACCCAACACATTTTTAATGAGCTGGGTTTTACCAATTTGCGAGCCGGTCATATATACTATTTTCTCTACGTCGGGGTCACTCACCGCATCAAGCATTTCCTTTTGATAAGGAGCTCTATCAGTGGAATACTTCCCTGGTTCAGCGCTATCCTCTGTGGAAAGCACCACATTGGCGTTCGCCCATTCCGAGGCAGTAAACTTTGGCGGTGGTTTCAGCACACTAGCTATCCCTTTAAATAAGTTGCATGTGTGTTTCAATCATTTTCACCTGCCTCGTCTTCATCCACGATAATGTCGTCAGATTCATCATGGAACATGTTTGGATCATATTCAGACAATTCCGTTAGACACTCATTAACCTCATCAAGAAGTGCATCTTGAATCGCTAGCAGGTTTGTCTCCCCTAGTACTTTAGGTGCTGCTTTTAACGGTAACGCCTGAAGCTTACTTTTAAAGTTATTCAACATTCGATTCATTACGGCTTTAACTGTATTCGAGCGGTGCAATTCCCCATTCATGATTTTTAATTTGTTTTCTTCAATCATTCGTTTAGTTCGAGTTAACAGAGTTCGTTCTGCATCGTACCCGCCTTCACGTGCTTTCTTTTCGAGTTTACTTTCGCCTGTTTTATACGCAACAAATGCTTGTACTGTTTTCGCAATGTTATACTGTCCGCGTTTTTCCTTTTCGAATATACCGTCCTCGGTCAACTGCTGGACTCGCCGAGAGCTGATTCCGAGTACTTTTGCCACAATTTTAGATGATACTAATTCGTCAACGATTGATACGTTCGTCACAGTCTCTCCTCCTTTCAAAAATTGACCGATTTTGAAGCCGAACAGCAGTTCGAAAAAATCATTAACTAGCGATTCCGCGGGGTTCGGATGACCCACGCAAAATATTTTTCATTTGGAGTACCTTAAATACCCCGGGGGTAGACGGCATACTAGCCCTCATACATGCCTTCACTCCAGTGTTGTTTACGTGAATATTTCATTACATTTCTTGCAAAACTCTTAGATTTGCAATTACCTTTACCACCAAGAGCAATAGCATTGGCAGTACATTTATTGTGTTTGTTGTTTAAGCAGTCTTTAACACAACAAGTAATATCTGTCATACATTTCATACCACACTCTATTATGCTAATGAAAACAAACAAAATAGGACATCTATTTATTAGATGTCCTTAATTATAACTTATGTTAATATTAAATTATGTTTTATTATAAAGGAGGTGAACTTATGAATAATGTTAAGCCACAGTCCATTAAAGAAGGTTGGGAACGCAGAGATGGTGTACAAAAAAGTCGTCCACCGCGTCCATGTAGTCCTAATCAGACTCCAAAGCCTAACCCACCCAAAAAGTAACAAACTAACGATTGTAGCCTTCGGAAAAGAAGTCTTCAGGAAATTCATATTCATCTATTACCAAATCATTTGTAACATCAATATACGTACATTTGTATGGAAATTTCTCTGAAGCGTTCTCCATAGACAACCATTCTCTATATGTAGGGTGGTTGTCTATTTTAATTTCATAAAATTTATCTTCTCCATATGTTAAACCTAGAACTGGACCAGTTGCAATAACTTCCCCACCTTTTTTTATTATCACTAAATGGTCCTTGCCATCAAATAAATTAAAATTTACTAATGTATCCTCTTGAAAATATACATATCCATCTATATCTACTGTAATTTTCTCACACATCTTTCTAATTTTTTGTTTTAAAAAGAGTTGCCACAAAGCCCCCACTACAACGCCACTAACTACAGCTAGAAGAATGTAAATTAAATATATTCCATCATGAGGCACACCTAAATACCAATATAAAGCGACCAATGGTATTATCGCAAACAAAGAATATACAAAGTAATTCATTACTTGATTAATACTCGATTTATCGCTTTTTATATTTCCTAATAATGTAGCAGTCTCTTTTGCAATAAATCCTGGTGCTAAGATAATAATAATCTCAATATAATGTTCCATTATCTCACCTCTTTATTTATTAAATATATCATATTTCTCAATTCGCTACATCATATTAATTGCTTTATTTATTATAAAAGACCACCTAACCTTTTAGATTAAGTGGTCTTTTGCTTTAGTGTTCTAGGTATTCACTTTGTTGAGAGAGATTATTTCTTTTCCCTATTAACTCACACTATCATTATAAATTGTCAAGAATGACATGTCCACGACAGTTTTATGACAATTTCGTGTTTAGTCCAATTACACCCCATAAGAGTACGGATAGCTCTTCAATACCTCTAGCGATGTACCTATGAATGGTTCGTACATCAGGCTTTTCAGGAAATGATTCAGCAATCTCTTCTAAGGTTTCTCCGTCAATATAATACCTGCGCATACACTCGCAATACTTGAATTGCTTTGTGTTGCATTTCTCAGCATAGATATCAAGCATATTGTTTACATGCCTCATCATCAACGCTGTTTTTTCTTTACTTTTGACAATCGCATTCACTTTCACAATGCTTTTATCGTCAAACATATCAATCAACAGTTCATTGAGCCATATATCCTCGGCTTGTGTCGAATCCGAGATGGCATTATCCACATACGACTGCAGCTGACTGTAATGCTTTAATAGCTTGATCGTGTTGTGTCGAAGTTTACGACCTAGTTGAGCATTTTCCTGTTTGGCTAATTCATAGTAAGTTTTGGTTGCCACCTCTGTGGCCAACTTAGTGATTTTCTCAATGTCATATTCATTCAAATATGTTTCCCCCTTTACAAATTATTTTATGTTTTAGTCCGAATTTGTTTTTACCAGTGATAAACAACTAACATTTTAACTTTTAAAAAAATATCAACCATATTGTTTTCCCCCTGCGTTGTCCGATTACAGGCTCGCAGGGAAGCAAGGCTTTAATCTTAGAAAACGAGATTTGTTCCTCATTCCATTTGAATACCATTGTCCCATTCTTCTTTAAAACTCTCCAGCATTCAGAGAGGCCTTTCTTAATGTCTTGTTTCCAAGTTGTATGTAGCCTTCCATATTTTAATTTCAGAAAGGATTTATCTCCTGCCCTTATTAGATGAGGCGGATCAAATACTACTAGATAAAAACTTTCATCTTCAAAAGGAATGTCTCGAAAGTCTGCGATTATATCAGGTTTAACGATTAGCTTTCTACCATCACATAGCCTTGTATTTTCAGTTCGATTATCCATGTAAATAGCATCTTCATTTTCTTTGTTAAACCAAAACATTCTGCTACCACAGCATGCATCTAATATTTTCATTGTCTCCTTTCTATCGATTAACCCATTTCATGCAGCCTAGCTTCAGATAATTGAACTTGTCATGTTCTGTTAGAGGTATAGCATTCTTACGAGGCTTAGCTTTCTTATGAAAACAATTTACCTTGCCGTATATTATGCCGTTATAGTCCATTAATTCATCTATCAATATAAGCCCTGCATCATCTATTCTTTCATCGATTTCATCCTTATGTTTTAAATATAAGTCTGTCGGAATTGCATAATATAGCTGTCTAACATTAGGGTGATTATGATAGTTTTCCTTCTTGAAGTCCGCTCTAAAGTCATAGATATCAATCTTAATTTCCACCTCTGTAAGGTAATTTGACTTACGACCAAAATAAATCAGATCAGCCTCGTATTCCCTATGCCCTTTTTGATACATCAATACATTTGGGATGCATACGTTTTGTAAAAACAGATGTTTTCCTAATGCTTTTTGAATTCTTATTTCATCCATAACGTCACCCTTTCTATCTAAAGGAATATTCCCATATTTTTCGTGACGTGTAAAATTACATAGTCTTCATCATCCTGAATAATCTCATCAGCCATAGTCCCGATGAATTTCCTATTATCGTTTTCTAGCACTCCTGCAGCTTGTAGTCCATCAAGAATAAATTTCTTAGCAAAAGCTACATTATCAGGATCATGCCTGGTTGATGAGTGCCATTCAAATAATAGGTCTACTTTACCCTTAACCGATTCTATCTGTTGTGATAGACATTGTTCTTTGACTTGCTCGGTGCATTTCTTTTTCATAGCGGCGGCTGCTATAGTCGAACCACGCTCGCAGTCAATATACTCATTTAACGTTGGGAATCGGTTATGGGCTTTCTTTCTAAACCTAAACTGACATCGCAGGAGAATCTTCATCGGTGTGATGCTCCATTGAATATAGCCACCGCATATTCGCCGCGTAACCGGTCATATACTCTTTGGCTATAATTCTTTTCAGTCCAGGTCTCGCTATAATTCGTCGTAAGAATTATAGGCTTCATTCGGTTGTAGCGATCAATAATAACGCTTTCAACCTTAGATACTACCCAGTCAGACTTTGAATATTCTGCTCCAAAATCATCAAGCAATAACAAGGGAATATTTCTAAGTTTTTGCTCATAGCTCAGATAGGCTACATTATCACCCTTAGATAACGTAAGCATATTATCCAGTAGATTTGGCATTGAAATCATAAGGCATCCTCTGCCTAATTTCATGGCCTCTTTTAGAAGGCTAACTGCAATAGATGTCTTTCCTGTACCAGCTGGTCCCCTTAATATAAGCCCCTTGCCAGACTCAAGATTTTCTTTTAGGTTATGAGAGTACTCCTTAACCACAGCATAGGCTTCAGTATTTTCTTTCGGGAAACTACCATGCTTGCGTAACCAGTCGAAATCCATATCGTAATATCGTTTAGGAATTCCAACTGCAGCATACGTGGTATTAACGTTAGTTTGAATGACTACTGGTTCGTCATATATCGGATAGAAGAACTCATTTTTTTCCGTGGACTCTTTCATATTCCGCTTGCCAGTCGACTTCTTCCTTTTTTCGAGAAACGTTTCTAGCATTTCCGTTATGTTTACTTGCTCCAAAATCCTTTTGCACCTCCTGCTTTAGATTCCCTGCCGTGACAGTTTCAACATACTTGATACTATTACCGCCATTATCCGCTGTGGTATTAATAGCAACAATGACTCGTTCTTTGCCATATGATTCAACTAGATCATCTAACCGCTCTTTAATAGTAGGTGATACAACTCCAATTGATTTCATATACAATTCGTAAATGGGTTTATTTTTTACTTCTTCATCGTCAAACATAGATAGAGGATTATCATCTTCACGCGCGCGCGTATATCTCTCTATATTATTATTTTCCTTTCCTTTCCTTTCCTTTTGTTCGTTTTGTTCAACGACCGTTGAAGTTCGTTGAACGGTCGTTCGATTTTGTTCCTTTTTTCTGCGAGCTTCACCACTTTTAATGCCTGCGAGCCTACGTTGCTCCTGCTTTTTCTCAAATTTACTTCTTCGCTCTTCTTGTCTGCGAATTAAACTAGGAGACCAAAAATACTCGTCATCACATTCAAGCAATTCAAAATCATAAATTAACGACTTTACGAACAAAAATGATTTATTTGAACAAAAGAAAGTATGTTCATTTTCGTTCAACGGTCGTTCATTTTCGTTCAACGGTCGTTCATTTTCGTTCAACGGTCGTTCATTTTCGTTCAAAATTCCTAGTTCTTTATCAAGAGCTATAAATGTGTATTTTTTAAAAGGCAGTCTGTAGTCCTCAGATGAAGCTAGTTTTTCAATTAATTTCCACCACCAGGCATATGAAATAACCCCAAACTCTGACTCCATTGCCACGATTTTAGGATCATTGCTCGCATTAACATCGTGGCTGAAGTAATATACATCTTTGGCCATTCATCATTCCTCATCAACAAACAAACTACCCTGGGCTCGTTTCCCCATGATAAACTTAACGCATTCCTCAATTAAATCCTGAACAGAGATACTAAATGTAGCATCTGCATATTCAACGCTTAACCAATCTGTTTTAAACTTAAATGAATTGTGCGTGGCTTCATCACCAACAGTTCCTTCTACGCTTACTTTATCTACTATATCTTCATCGTAAGCATCACATTTAAATCTAAATGTATTTACTAAAAATGGGATTTGGAACTTATCTAAAAATTCAAAGTTCTTTTTAATAATAGATTGTAAGTTACTGAATGCGTGAAGCAATTCAGGACGTGGATCATCTTTAGATTTTAGTGTGAATACATCCGTTAGCCCTGTAGAAGATGGTTTCTGATAAGCAATACTGATATCTTTATTTTTAATTTGAATTGATTTAATAATCATAAGGGGCTCCTTTCTTGTTCTACGATTACTAACTTGCCAGTAGCAGCTTGGACAGCTTTTTTAAATACTGCAGCATCAGAATTAGCATCTGATAAATGTAGTAATCGTATATCCTGGCACTTAGTAAGGTCCATAGATTTTAAAAAAATAATAACATTCTCCAAGGAAAAATGAGATTGGATTAGCCTTTCCATTCGCTTTTTATCTAAAGAACCATTTTCTACATATTGATTTAAAATTTCATAAGAATGATTGCATTCAACCATAATGTGATCAACATCTTTAAACGTATACCTGCAGTAATATGTATCGGTGATATATAGGAGCTTTTCCTCTCCATCAGAAATTAAAAACCCAATATTAGGCACATCATGTTCTAATTCAAATGGCAAGATGCTGAAATTACCTATTGTAAATTGAACCTTAGGCGTAATATAAATAGCTTTATGATTATCTGCTACATATAATGCATCTGCAGTATCTTTTAACATATATACACGATGGCCAAGCTTCAATAAATCGTGGACAGCTTTGCTATGGTCTCCGTGTTCATGGGTCACTAATACCCCGCATAGATGTAAAAAATTAAATCGGCAATACCGTTGAATTTCTTTAAAGGATAACCCTGCATCCAGTAGCAGTTCATCACCATTGGTTGAAGTTTTGATTCGGTAGCAATTCCCTTTGGAGCTGCTACCGAATGCTTGAATACTAATCACAATTAATCACCAAACATACTTACTGCTTCGCCAGTTTCAGGATTAACGAACTCACTGGCAGGGTCAGGATCGATGTCAAGGGCTTCGGAATTTGCATTATTAGCGATTGTTTCTGCTACATCTGATTGAACATCGATGGTTTCACCTTCGAAATCAGGGGTGAGCTCGCCGTTATTATCACGAATGACGGCTCCATCTACAGAGATTGCATTAGCCATGTTCTGCATTTCGACTGATAGAATGCCATATTTACTTAACAAACGTTTGAGTACTGTTTTGATGGCCATTGCGTCAAAGTCAGTTTTCCAAAGACCAAAGCCCCTTTTGTATGTTTGGGAATACTTTATAGCGTGGGCTTCAGCATCTTCTTTAGACATATATAAATACTTTTCAAAGCCATTAATGAGTTTGAAATAAGCGATGTAACCGACTACATTATCACCAGTTCGCTCGCCTAATTCGAATTCGCCTGTGAGTTTGTTATGGTGTTTAATTTCGCCTTCGTAGATTTCACTAGCATTAATAGTCTTATATTGACCTGTGCGCATGGCCAACTGGATATACCCTTTGTATCCCATTTGAAATTGAGCTTCATTAATTTTCTTTTTACTGTTGTAGAAAGGAACAATATAGGCAAACCCCAAGTTTTGATTAATCGGAAGATCCAAAGTGGCTGCCATCACGCCTGCAGTAATAACTGTAGTAGGGTCAGCTTTAGATAAAAGCTCATTATTGTTAGATACAGAAATCAAGCTGGACACAAAGGCCGCTGATTTTTTACCCAAGATTTCATTAAAACGTTTCTTTACCGACTCGCTAGACACCATAGTTTTAAGCGATGGTGTTTGAGTTTGTGCTTTTGTTACTTCACCCATTATGTACCTCCTATGCTACGTCTTCACATACAGCGTGGATGTTTAATTTAGTTAAGATGCTATGAATTTCTAAGCGGCCTTTTTGTGTCCACTTAGTCGTGATTTTTGAATCTAAGCGACCATCACTTCTGCAGAATGTAAAAGTTTCTGATTTAGTAAAACCTTTAGCCATATGTTGCTTGTACAGAATCCATTGATCACCGACCTTACGTTGTAGACCAGCTTCATGCAAAATTTTATTTAACTCTTGAGCACTAAGGCCATAGTCAGCTGCGATTTGAGTAATCGCTAAACAGGATTTACTTGAGAGAATTTTATCTACGTAATCCTTAACCGGTTTAAACTCCGCAATCTGCTGTTCTTGTTGTGCTACAATGGCTTTCGTTGCATTATGTGATTCTACCTCATCGGCATAGGCTCTAAGAGCTTCAGGTAATGACTTTGGAATGTTCATGCTATAAGTACCGGTCTTACGAATTTGAGGGATTACATCGTGTGTGATCCACCGTTTAAATTCTTTAGCTTCAGGTTTTCGACTTGAAAGCACCAGGTTATATAGTCCGTACTCATTGACGATATTTGTTTCTCCTTGACGCCCTAGATTAAATCTAGACCGTTCATCATTGTCCAATCGTTTAAGTGCATCGGTTGTATTTTTTATTTCTAAACAATCACATACATCTTTTGCTACAAACCATAATTCATTATCTTTTTCTAAAATACGAACTTGGCCAAATGTATCGTTCTTAAAAATTTGTAAATCATTCATATCTACACCTCCTCAACAGTTAATTGCGGTTTCGATTCATCAACGATCAACTTAATCGTTTGACTATTAACTGGAACGAATTCAGTTACTGCTTCCGCATTATCGATAAATACCGGAGCATTAACTTTGTAATAGCTTGTTAATGCATTGATAATGTCTAACCCTACATTAATACGTGCTGCGTTATTCATGCTTCGATACGGAACTCCTTTATAGGTAGTTTCACAGCACTCTTCAATGTTGCCGTTTAACATAACATTAAACATTTTGAATCGAGCTAATTTAAATCTTGAATTAATGTTTTCTTCCAGCATATTAACCTTTGCTTTAATGAATTCATCCATTAAGAAGGCCGCTTCATCAAGTGCGTTCTTTTCTGCTACTAATTTTTGTTGTTGATTTTCTAATTCAAGGATTCGATGATTAATATCATCAATAAGCTTAAATTTATTTAACTCAGTTTCGAGGGCTGCTTTTTTAGACTTCATAGAGCTCAACTCTTCGTCAAGTTTAGTAAGTTCTTCAGTATCAGCTCCTGGTTCATCATCAATCTCTAGCAAGAATAATTGAGCCTTCAAATCAGCATAAACTGGATCGTCTTCAAGATTAGGCTCAGAGTATGACTCATATTCTTTAAACTTAACATTGTAAGCATCACTATATTGAGATACCTCTGTAGTTAAATTATCAATCTTTGACACCATGATTTCTTGTTGCTCTTCATAGTTTTCTTTAAGCTTCACTGCACTTTCAATAAGCCCTTTCCACTCCTCAAGCTTCTTAGATTTATTGGTGTTAAACTCTGCCTCGAGTGCCGCTTGCTTGTCAGCCGGTAGCGCTTGGCCACAAGTAGGGCAAGATTCTTTATTGAATTGTTGTGCATTAAACGTATCAAATTCAGATTGTAAGGTTGCAATGCGTTTAGACTCACGTTCAATTTCTTTGATGAGCTCATCTTGTCTATCAGCACATCTATCTCTGTCTACTTCCACCATTTTTAGTTTGGTTAAAGAGGCTTCATATTCACAGCGTAGGTGTTGTTTTTGTTTATGATAATCGGATAGCACTTTAGAGCCTTGAACCTCTAATTGGCGTTGAATATCGCGGATTTTAGATTCCTTTTCAGTAGAACTAAACCCATTTTGAATAATTGCCTTTTGCTTTTCAACTTCATCTATACCAGCGGATAAGGTTTCAATATCACGAATGAGTTTTGCTTTATCAGATGCAGTTTCAGGTTTATTACGCATAGCTTCATCGATGCGAACCGGAATCATATCAAGCTCTTTATTAATGGCGGTCTTCTTAGCTGCGACCACCTTACGATGATCGTCTACCGTTCGACCCTCTAACAGTTCAGCCAATCGTCTTAAATCATCACGACTATTAATTACGCTGATATCATCGATATCACCGCACATTTCAAGCAATAACTTACGACGATTTTGCCAGGAATACGTTTCGTTAAAATACAAAGGATTAGTAATCAATTTAAAGATACTTTCATCAACAAGCGAACTAACTATTTCCTCGTATTCTTTTTCTTTCTTAGGTACACCATCGACAAAATAATCTGTCGTATGACCTGTGAGGGTAACTTCGCCACCACGAGGGGATGAATACTTTTCACGATACACACGCTTAAGTTCAACTGTGCCCCCTTCGTCCAAAGTAAAGGTTCCTGTTACTTCATGATTGACTTTATGAATGGGTTCTCCTCCATCCAATGTTTTGATTTCAAAGTCAGCTCTATCTAGGCTATCTTTGCCGAATAGTAACCAACACACAGAGTCAAATACAGTCGTTTTACCAGTAGCATTATCGCCACGGATTACGACATCGCCATTAAGATTTATGGTAAAGGATTTTAGCCCTTTAAAATTTAGTAATTCTAATTTTGTGAGTTTCATAGTGATCTCCTATACAACACTAGCGTCCACGTCGATGGTATGCGGTTCAATCTTTAATTGATTGGCCCATTGCATGACCGTCGAATTAATATGAGCATTCTTTTTAAGCATTTCATTAGCAAAGAGCTTAGCCTGTACTAAGTCAAATATTTGACGACCTTTCTTTTTACCTTTGTTGTCCAATTCTAGGCATGCGACCGGCTTCATTGCATCGTCAGTGACTACCACTATTGCAGTAGTCCCTTTCATGACTCTATCTCGGTATGATCCAACGCAATTTTTTAACCGTTTACCTACAGTCATTAAATCAGCTGCAGTCTTAGGAACCATAAAGTGCATCCCATTCATATCAGCTTGTAATTGAGGTTGAGCAGGCAATATTACATCTCCATATTCCTGCTTATTGAATATGTTGATTACTTCATCATGGAAGTTCTTCAACTTGAATCGTTTCTCCCATAATGCATCTCGATATTTTGGTTCGAGTTTAACGTACATATCTACACAGTCCTCAACATCACGAATATCTTCAGATAACATCCAACGCAATACAGCCGTCTCACCACATCGCTTAATTAGCTTTTGCCACATATCCTTAGAGTAAGATGTATTTAACTTCATAGCTTTACGAAAATCGTTGGCGTTATGGAGCTTGCCTGTATATGGGCAAGCACTTTCATAGCTTCTTTGTAGTGTGAGGATAGTACGTCTACAATTTTCATCACTGAAGAGATTCAGAACATCAGACATATATACGCTTAATGGATCATTAACCATACACTTCCGCAAGGCTCTACTATTGGGAGCCTTATATGATTGTCTAAGTGCTTCTTGAAAATTCATACCCTTTCTTGTAGCCGCCAATAGATCGTCTTCAAACGGAATATTTGTATATCGATATAAGCAGTAAGCATTAGTCCAATACACATATTGTTTCATTAAGCTAACAATGCTAGGCATATCCGGTGCCGATAATTTTAAAATCATATTAAGCAGCATCGTAAAATGATAGCCGTTGTCTTCAGTGGCACCAGGAGCTACATATACATCCTTAGCGCCATACCCATATGTTTCCTTTAATCGTTTTTCAAACATAGACCTTAATGCTTTGAATGTTTTGTTTAAAAATTTTCTGTTAAAGTCTGTCATTGCGTATGAATCACCAAAGAATTTAAGTACAGGCATAATCTCATTTTCACGAATGTAATCAACAGTCAACTCATGACGAAGTCTAAATCTATCAATGAATATAGCCTTACGTTTCTTAAAGTCGAATCGTAACGTTTCCGTACACATTCCATGATCGTTTTTTCTACCGTCAAAGAAAAGCTGTATGCCTTGGTATCTAATTTTTAAATCTAAGAAATGTTTGTAATTAATAACCTCCACATAAGCGGTCACAGGATATACTTTCTCATCACTAATGGAATAGTAAATTTTATGATCACAAGGATTGGAAGATGTTTGGCAGTTTGGACAGGTGTAGTATTTGGCACCGGTAACATATCCATTATGATATGAATATTTACGCTGCCAGCTACCCCCAAACGTAAACCCACAGTCGATATGGTGGACAGTTGTGTATTCTGCTCCATAAGGAACCTCTAGAATTACGCTATCGAACATTTTGTGAATATAGGTACTGGATATAATCTCCACAGTGAATACCTCCTTTTAGTCGCCGAACATAGCGAATAAGTCCGCATCTTCTTCTGTTACAGGGGCAATTACTTCTTCAGCCTCTTCAACAACAGATACAGGAGGCTCGCTTGATTTAGCTTTACGCTTACGTTTAGGTTTTTCTTCTTTAGGAGTGTCTTCAGATTTTTCTTTAGGTGTAGTTGTCTTAGGAGGCTCAACCACATCAAAAGCTTTTACAATGGCATTAGAGGCTTTCATAACGTTTTCTGTGTATGCGATACCTGCGTTGTATTCGTCCGTATTATCAGGATCGAGTTCAATTGCTTTATGTAATGCGTCTAGCGACTTTTTACATATATCAGCTTGCGCTTTAAATTGTTGCTTAGCCATATTATTCCTCCCCTGCCATTACTGTTTTTAAATCAGTGATGATATCATCAGTCAAAGCATCACTAGAAGTTTTCCCTACGATGCCATGTTTTTTAAACACTGTAAGAACTTTACCAGCGCGAACCTTATCTGTGCCCATCCAATTACGAATTTCACCATAAAAGGCTTTTTTATCTACAGGTTCAGCAGTTATATCTAATGCTGCATCCTGTTCCGGTGTTTCTGTTGTAGTTGATTCATCAGTCGGTGTTTCAGCTGGAGTAGGTTCTAATACAGGTTCTTCTGCCTGTTCAACCTTTTCTTCTTTCTTATTTGTTACTGACTTACCTTCAAAATCGGTTACAGGAACATCCTTTTGCGCTGGCTCAACTTCAACAGGTTCAGGCTGTTGTTTTGTATCTACTTTTCCTGCAACTTCAGACGCCGCTACTTCAATATCGATAGTCTCGCCAACTGTTACTGTAGGCGCTTCAACATTAGAGCAATTACCGCAACATTGATGATTTAATCGGTCGTTCCAATCTGCCACTTGCACTGCTAGATCGTCCAATGTATTGAATTTAATAGTTAAGATATTTTGATTTTCCATGATAGGTTCTCCTTTAAAATTTGAATAATAACTCGCCATCAACTAGCATTCCAGTTACCATCTTGGGAATGCCAAGTTCTTTAAGCTTTTTGATTACGTGCCTACTTTTAGTAATAAAAATAGTGTTTCGCTCGATTTGCTTTGCGGTCGGCTTAAAAACATGAGGTTCTGTTTTTAACGCAGGTGATACGCAAATCACTTTATTGTGAACGTCTATACCAACTCTAAAATATTCAGGACCTTTTAATTTTTTATAAGCAGCTAATGAAAGCTTGATATAACTATTAGTTACAACAATTGCTACTGTTTCTGCTGCACGACGCTTTTCTTTATTATCAGCGAAAAAGTTGAAGTCAAATGTATTTACAGATGGCAATAATTTTTTAGATTTTATTTCAGGCATGTTAGCTCCTCTCAAAACTTAAATATTAGCTTTTTGGAATCACCTTCGATGATCACGTCCCCACTAATATTTTTAGTAATACCTAATTCTGTTAACTCTTTTAATACGACTCTCGCCCTTGAGATAATGATTTTAGATTTTTGTAAAGCAGCTTTAGGTGGATAAATTGCTGCTTCATTATTCTTTTCTAAAACAGGATATACATGAATTTCACGAGCTGATGTATCAATTCCAACTCGCAAGCCTTCAGGTCTACCAATTGCGTTATACGCGTCTACACTTAATCCACAAGCCGAGCCCCATACGTTAAATCGCACTTTAGGGGGCACACGCCCAGAGCGGCTAAAAAAATTAAAATCTATATTTTTATTAACAGTTGGCATGATTGCCTCCTTATGTGTTACAATTTAACTGGTTAATTTAATAGTGGGTTGTACTTGTTCCAGCAAGTGCAGCCCTTTTTCTTTGTTTTGCCCTCATTCGCAAATGAGAGGTATGGCAGTCCTTACATACTGTAACCACCTTTCCAATAGCGGTATTGTAAAGACTGTAGGTAATATTCGGGGTAAGCTTGTACCCACAGTGATAACATCGTTTTACCATTTCACTAACATCTCCCCTGTAATCCACCAGTAGAAAATACCTACTGCTAAATATAAGAAACACGATCCGACAATAAAGCCCTCTATAATATCAGCTAACTGTGGAGCCATAGCAGCACGTCTAAGCTTCCGTTTTTCTTTATATGTCATCGCACTCATCTTGGCTTTCACCTCCTTATTCCCCTATTCGTGCCTGGCACCGTTTAACCAACCACTCATCAAATAACCGTGAATGAATTAAGCGTTTGCCTCCTCTTCCCCCTACCTTCATAGATGGGAAATCAAAATCTTTAGCCCATTATTCATCGTCCTCCATAATTTGCTCAACTACGATATCGTCAACAGTAACGCTAATGCGGAATCCTTGTGCGCCGTAAGCACTCATCATGGTTTGTAAGCTATAGATAGCGTTCATAACGTCTCCACTGATTTGATTTAAGAGGCGATCCGATTCGATTGCTTTTAAATGTGCAGCCATTGCTGTTTCGTTTGTCGGAATAGCTTTCATAATTACATTTCTCCTATAACATCATCATTGATAAAATAGATGCTACTGCTGATGTAGCTAAGCTCAAATGCATTTCTGCGTCAAGCCATGTCATGATTAATTTCTCCTAATGAATTCCAGCGGATTTAAACTCCGCATCAACTACTTTCACATCCCAGCCTAGCGAATTGATAAGGAATGTTCTAAACCCCTCTTTATCGATGACAAAGCTACGGGATTTCTTACCTGGCGACTGCCATGCGTATGCGAACGGGAATCGGTCTCTTGCGATGCATTCCCGAACTGCGGTTAATGTCCACCCGAGGACTGTGGCCATTTGGCTCACAGCAATAGTTTTAGTGATCATAAGTAACTCCTTCCTACCAGTGATATGATGCACATCTTATTCATAATGTCCTCCTAAACGCTAAATGCTAGTCGAACCGTCCATACTAGGATGAATAAACTTATGCTAGAGGATATACCTAATGCTAAAATCCATAAGCATATCGAACATAATTCATAGAGTGATTCTTTATTCATAGCTACCTCCTATCTAATTTAGGGTTGTAGTAATCGGTTTCCCAGAAATCGTTACTTTCGTTATCATTGACATAATGCATAGCAGATGCCTACAACTGTCGACATTTGTACTGATCGTCCGCTGATAGCCCGGTTTAATGTATCCATTGAGATTTCAGCTTTTTCAATCAGCGCCGTGTTAGTCATACCTAACTCGTTCATGCGTATTCATAAATTATTCATGTATATTTTGCATATTTTTAAAGTTTAACCTGTATAATCACCTTAGAAAGGAGGTGATTATATGGCTATAAATAAAATGGCTTTACGCCAAATTTGTAATCTCTCAGTCGAAAGTTCTTTGTCGATAATAGATGTAAAAGAACTTATTACTGCAATAAAAGAATCTGATGATTTCCAAGCTTCTGAAAATCTAAAAGATATTCTTACCTCAGTAATTTCAGAAACACTATTTAATGTTTTAACTAACTTAGATCGTCACTAATTAGTTTGCTTTTCTTTACAAAAAGAGTGCAGTTGCAGCTGTACTCTTTTTCTATAGTTTTAACTGCTTTCATGACTTCCTTTAACTCATTTATATCTGTTATTAGAACTTCTATTTTTACATTCATGATTTATTCTCTTTCCTTTTCAATTTATAAAAATAAGTTAGAATTATAACCTTTTCTTTGCCACTAACGCTTGTTGGTGGCTTTTACTTTTTTACCGTTGCGTTATCTTTCAAATACGCTATTACATCAGTCATAATGTTTTCCACATTATTAATCGTTAAGCCATGTGCTATTGCTATGGAAATCATTGCGTCTACTATGCTCTGGTGCGTTGCTTTTGTAATGATTTTTACTATTTTCATGATTTCTCTTTCTTTAAAGTCGCATTATATGCGACAACATTAGCAAAAAAAATTTCATTAATATCACTATAAGTTAGAGCCAAAGCTTTAGCAATTTTATCAACATCACTAATGGTAAAAGCCTCGCCCGACTTATTAAACTTCCTATATACTGTTGATTTATCAACGTTCAAGATGTTTGCTAAGTCTGCTATGGATACATCCCTTTCAACTAATTTAGCCTTTAACTTTCTAATATTCATAAATTTCACCTCCTTATAAGTCGCTTATATGCGACACCTTGTGATTTGATATTACTCTATCGCAAGACACATGTCAACAACTATTTTCGCATTTTATGCGATTTTATAAATATTTTAAAGAAATTTGTTGCATTTTTGCGAATTGTATTGTATTATGTAATCAACTAGAAAGTGAGGAATCTTATGAGAATCGGAGAACGTATAAAACAAAGAAGATTAGAGTTAGGGTATACAGCTGATATGTTAGCTAAAATGCTAAATAAAAATAGGGCTACTATATATAGATATGAAAATGGTGATATAGAGAATATGCCAATTGATGTTCTTGAACCATTAGCTAAAGCTCTTAATACTACGCCTGCATATTTAATGGGTTGGAAGGATTCTGAGCAATCAGTAGAGCAAAAGCCTACAGACGGCTACTACACCGACCCAGAAGCAGCCGAATTCGCGGAATACCTACGCACACGTCCAGGGGCTCGTATGCTCTTCTCTGCCGCTAAGGATATAAGTAAGGAGGATATGGAAAAAGCAGTCGAATATATTGAGCTTTTAAAATTAAAAAACAAATAAGTTCGTTCTTTTACAATTTAATATTCGCACTTCCACCACACTTTATGGTACTATATAGAAAAGGAGTGATTGATTATGAAAACTACAACATTGCGCATAGTAGCAAAAGAACTTAATCGCCTCAATAAAGTGATGGAAGCCAATAGAGAAACTAGCAAGCAAATTTCTAAGGAGGCCAACAAATGGGGAAAGACAACCTTGACCAACAACAACCTAGCGAACCGATTCAGATTAAGCCGGAGTTAGTTGATTTTCTATATATCGACTCCGAACGTGTCGATTCATTTATATCTCAAATAAAAAATGGAACCCTGCGAAGTGTTAGCAAAACAAATGCTACTTTGCAGGGTTCTTCTTCTAATGCGGGTGTAGAAGCCAACATTAAAATTTTAAAAGGCTCTATCGGTGCTAAAGAACAAATAGATAATAGCATCTCCTCTACAGAGAACTACGATCCATTCCATAAACAAGTAATAGACTTAATTAATATATTAGAATATGACGAAATAAACCCAAACGAAAGCAACGAGGCAAAACTTGGTTTCGTTACAGGCCGAGTTGTAATTAGAAATCTCTCTATTTTCACCAAGCTTGTACCTGTTTTATTTAGACATAAAACAGTGTTCGGTTCAATAGATAAAGAAGCCAAGAATAATATAAACGCCATGTCAGATTTAATAAAAGAATCACCGAGTACGATAGATTTATCTATCACTACACTTGATGGTTCTAAAATATTAGGGTCAATAATTGAAGAGTACCTAAAAGTTCCCATGGGCAGCATTCTTAAAAATTACGGCACGACCTTACCTGGGAATTGGGTAGTAATTGGAATCTTCGATACGACAACACTTCAACTAAACTCGGATGTAGATACAGATACTGAGACTGAGACTACAGTTGAGAGCCTAGTCGGCTCGTATTCTGACACACTAAAAAACTTCTTTGCGGCTTCTACTACAAAAGTAATTCCATTAGTTATTTTTAGAACGATTAATATTTGATGAAGGCTTTATAACCACACAAGGGAGAGTGTTATATTGGTTATAAATTTGATTTACTGCGACTTGCCACACGCCAATGCTGTGTCAGAGGAATGTGAAGATGTAGATACGCATAATATCTACATAAATAAAAACCTCCCTCGCGATCGTATGAGGGAGGAAATAAAACACGAATTGATGCACATTATTAACGACGACTTCTATTTAGACCATCACGTTAATCTAGTTGAGCAAATGGTCCGTCGAACATGTATTGATGATGCTGAGTTAGAGAGTATTAACTTTTATCATCATGTGTTGTAAAAAAATTTAAAACTACTATGTATTTTTGGAATATGGTATTGCGTTTATGTAATTTGAAAATTGCAAATATGCGTGATAATATAATGGTAACAGTACCCATCACGCTTAGAGTTGATTATTCAACAGCTGCGCACCAGGATGGGTCTTTTTTTTATACCTATGAAAGGTATTACTTTATGGCAACAAATATAAAGCAACCGACAACAATTGATCAACAGATTGAGCAGTTAAAAAATAGAGGGATGATTGTCGATGATGATAATGATTTAAGACGATGGTTAAGCACTGTCGGATATTATAGATTAAGTGGATATTGGTGGATGTATGAAAAACGGTATCCTCAATGCTCACCTAGAAACCATAAATTTAGAGATGGCACGACGTGGAGTCAAATAAAGTATGCTTATATATTTGACCAAAAATTCAGACGATTAATTTCTACTGGAATAGAAAAGATAGAAGTAGCAGTAAAGGCATCATGGAGTCAATATTTAGCAACACAATATGATACATCACATCCTCATGAAGACTCGAATATCTTTAAGTCCAATGTATGTACAGTTTCTAGAATTCAGGGACAACCCTCTGCATTTGATAAACTAAAAAAAACTTACCTAAACAGTAAAGAGCAATTTGCGTTACATTATAAAAATAAATACCCCCATATTAACACCCCTCCTATTTGGGTATCCGCTTTATTACTAACGCTCGGTGAATTATTAAATTGGATAGATGGAATAAAAAAAAGGGCAGATAAAAAAGCCATATATAAAGAGTTCCCTTTTGATTATATGCCAATGCAATCGATTCTTAATAACTTGAGATGGGTAAGGAATGTTTGTGCTCATAATGGTAGGCTTTGGAATAAAAGAACACCTATTGTGTTTAAGCCTGTTCGAAATATAAAAGACAAACTTATCGTTTCAAAATCAGACAGTTCAAAATTAGACAGTAAAATATACAATACAATAATTGTTATGTCTGAGATATTAAAAACAATTGATCCTGACTATCCATTTGTGTATTTTATGAAAGATTTAATTGTACATAGCAGGTATATCGATGCTAAATCAATGGGATTTCCTAATAATTGGCTTGAGCTTCCAGAGTGGAAAAACCCAAGCCCTCTCCCTAAACATATATTAAACAAAAAAGAAAAAAGAAATAAGCGACGAGCTAAAAAGAAATAAAAAATAAGCCCTCACCGCAGTGAGGGCTACTAAAAACTACATACCTAGCCTTAGAGAAAAGGTACTTCATTTTTACTCCAATATCATTATACCATACAAAACCTCTAAGGCTTATTTCTTATACTCAAATTTAAGCCAAGGAGGTTATTTTTATGGCCATGAAACGAGCCAACGGTTCAGGAACCGTATATAAAATGAAACATAAACAGCTGCGTAAACCCTACAGGGCAGTTGTGACATATGGGTACGATGCTAATGGCAAAGCTATTCGTAAATCGGTAGGTACATTTGCCACACAAAAAGAAGCTTACACAGCCCTTGCCCTCTATTCAACCAACCCACCGCAAGAAGAGCAACGTAAAATTACATTTGGCCAATGCTTTGAGTGGCGGATTGAGGAAGCAGAACGCCAGGGGTTGTCTGCTGGTCGAATGAAGATCATCCATACAATACAAAAGATGGTTAGCCATCTTAACAATATCGAGATGAAGAATATGCGTGCTGCACATTTCCAGCCTATATTTGACACCTCAACACATACTAAATCGTATCAAAAGCTAATCAAGGCTATCATAGTATCTGTAGGTACGCTAGCCGTAAAACAGGAAATAATACCTAGGAACTATTTCTCCGATATTATCATCAATAAGAATGCTACGCCAATCAAGAAGGCTAACATTTTTTCAAATTCGGCCCTCTACGCCCTTTGGCAACACTCCGACGATATAATTGCCAAGCTAACATTGATATACGCCTACACGGGGCTCAGATTAAACGAATTGCAGACTATGAAACTTGATAATATCCACTTGAAGGAACGATACATGGTTGGCGGTTCTAAAACGGAAGCCGGTAGAGACCGTTGCATACCTATCGCTGAAAGTATCTACCCTTTTATCAAGGAGCTATATCAGCAAGCCCAATTTAAGCGTGTAGAGTGCCTTTTGGATAAGGTGATACATAAGGATACCTATCGGCGTGAGATGCAGCGTATGTGCCAAACTCTTAATTTAGGAGAGCACAAACCGCATGATACACGCCATACTTTCATATCGATGGCCAGCAATATTGGAATCGATGAAATTATCATCAAACGGATCGTTGGCCACTCAAGTAAGGACAATATAACCCAGGAAGTTTATACGCACAAAACGATACAACAATACATTGATGCGGTTAACCGATTACCACACGGCGAAGCCCTCCTAAAGGGTGAGCAACTGTTGAGCAACGCTGGCGAAATGTAGTGATTTTTGCCAATTTTGAAAAACAAAAAAGCCAGTAAACATAAGTGTTTACTGGCTTTCTACGTTTGCGTTCTTATTCAGCGGAAATTACAGATACTGGGCAAACGGATTCGCAAGAACCGCAATCGATGCAAGTATCGTTGATAATTAGGACCTCCATAAAAATATAGATCAGAACTTTTTATTATCATTTAGAAAGGCACTTGCCTCAACTTATGTTCTCATTATCACACAGTTCTTTTTGAAAGTCAAATGAAAATGATAAAAAACTGTATATATTTTTGCATATTACTTTTTCATTTTTATCATACAAAGCCTATGTTTATAGGTATTTTGATATTACTTTTCATTTAATTAATTGAATATGATATTCAACAAATGAGAATGTTGTAATTATCAATTTTATAAAATCCTAATCATTATAATAGGAATTTAATTATCAATATTTATTATCATAAAAACTATTTTTTTATTACAACAGATTTAACGCTTATCTATATTTTAATCTAACATATAAACTTCACTCTAAAAAAGGCCGAATCATACGATTCGACCTCATTTATATTTATAAAGTAAAGTAATATCTTTACTATTATTCACTATATAACAATAATACTATTTTTTTCTTATAGCACTTAGAAAGATGTTAAGAATGTTAGTGTACCTAAAATAACGCCTGCAAGGTTTGGTACGATTAAAATATAATCACGTTTAGGTGATTTTGTCCAACCATATAATACCCAGATCAAACAGGATACTGCTGCAAATAATGGTTGCCATGGTTGACTAGGTTGACCATGAAGATTAGCAATTATTTGTGGGATATAGGCTAAAAATACAAATACACCAATAAATGCACCAATAGAACCAATTAACATGTTAAATCTTTCTTTTGTCATAGATGACCTCCTTACTTAATATTATATAATTATAAATTATACAATATACTATATCATATTTTTTTGATATAGTATATTGCATAAAATTAATTGTACAAATAAGTTTAATTCATATTACTTTTGATGTCCCTAATATGTAATCTATATTTAAATCATACA